TGGGCAGCGGTAAGACGTATGATTCACACAATGGATTTTACAGCAAACCCTGGCCGTAATGTAAAGATTAATGTAAAGGATAGAGTGAGTGGAAAGTTATTAGGACAGATTTCATTGGCATCTGATGTAACTGCTATGGGAGTTAGAGATAACTACATTGGTTGGACTAAGGATAATAAATTTGTTGATGGTAAGTTAAACAACACTACTATCGCTTCTACAATTGTATGTACTCAACCTTTGGGATATAACTTCTTAGGTGGTAAGTTAATCGCTATGATGACAACTACACCTGAGGTTAGGGCGTATTGGAAAGAGAAGTATAAGAACGTATTGATTGCAGTGGGTACAACATCTTTGTATGGTATTCACTCTCAATATAATGGTATTCCACTTTTCAAAACACTTGGAGAATCTGCTGGTAAAATCAGTATGAAGCCGGATGATAAATTCTATGACCCGTGGCATCAATGGATTAAAGAAAATCATTCAGAGTGGTATGATGAAAACATTACTAGAGAAAGAGCTCGTAATGGTGCTAATATGGGATATGAAGCTAACGGACCTGTTAGTGGTATCAAACAAAAGATATTAGGAAAGATTTTCAAAGAGTGTAGTATTAAAGCAAACGAATACCATCACGGATTTAAGAGAGGTGTGTATATGGCTATGATGTATGAAAACGGATGTGAATTCCTTCGTAACGAAATTACCGAAGATAAATTAATCCTTAAAGATAAGTTTAAGCAAGGTAATGAGTATATTCAGAAATGGTGGAAGAAACATGCAATCAGTAGATATACCAAACTACATGATGAAGGAAGAATTAAACCGGAACACTTATTCTACATAGATGCTATCGGAATTAGTTGGGAAGAAATGAAAGCTAAATACCTATCAGAAGTAGGAAGATAAAAAAATAAAATAATATGGCAAAGGCTAAAAAAACAAAAAACGAAGAAGTAACAATTGAAGACCAATCAGAACAATTAGAATCAATTGGTAATATTACTTTATCACAAAAAAAGTATGAAGAATGCGAATGGTGTTTTCAATTTGATGAAGATGAACCTCAAATATTTGCTTGGACAGATAATGAATCTGATAAAAATGAAGACCCTAAAGTAATTTTTACAATTACGAATGTTGAGAATTCATATATAACTTTCCAAAATGGAAAGACTGGTAAAATATTTAAATTATTTGCTAGAGAACTTACTAATGAAGGTATAGAATTGAGAAATAAACAAAAAGAATCTTTTAAAACTATTACAAATGCAAGTGAAAATAAAGAGGCTTAAACCTAATGCAGTAATTCCTACCTACGCTAAAGAAGGTGATGCTGGTATGGATTTAGTAGCAACTGAAATCATCAAAGATACACCCGAACAAATAACCTATGGTACGGGATTGGCTATGGAAATTAGAGATGGATTTGTAGGATTAGTATTCCCTCGCTCATCAATTCGAAAGACTGGTTTACAATTAAGTAATTCAGTAGGTGTGATTGATAGTGGATATAGAGGTGAAATTCAAGCTACATTTAACAAAGTATTTGGTGGTGACCATTTTTATGATGAAACAAAAAATACCGAAGATACATCAAATAACTTTTATAAAGTAGGTGATAGAATTGCACAAATTATGATTATCCCACATCCGCAAATAGAATTTGAAGAAGTGGAAGAACTTTCAAATTCAGAAAGAGGTGAAGGTGGTTTTGGTTCAACTGGAAAATAAAAAATTAAAATATGTTTGAATATAAACAAGAAGAAAATAATCACTCACTTTGGGTGGAACGTTATAGACCTAATAAGCTTGAAGATTATGTAGGTAATGAACATTTAAAATCAAAAGTAGAAGGTTATTTAGAAAGTGGAGATGTGCCACATCTACTACTATATGGAAAAGCTGGTACTGGAAAAACCACATTAGCAAAGTTAATTGTAAATTCGGTAGAATGTGATTATATGATTATTAATGCATCGGATGAAAACAATGCAGATACCGTTCGTAACAAAGTAAAGAACTTTGCATCATCGATGGGTTTCAAACCATTCAAAATTATTATAATGGATGAGTTTGATTATATGACTCCAAATGCACAGGCAATCTTGCGTAACTTAATGGAAACATTCAGTAAGCATTGTAGATTCATTTTGACTTGTAACTATGTTGAGAAAGTAATCGACCCGATTCAAAGTAGATGTCAATCATTTCAGATTGTTCCACCAACTAAAAAGGATGTAGCAATTCAAATGAGTAAGATTTTGAAATCTGAAAATATAGAATTTGATGTTAAGGATTTAGTTCCAATCATTGATGCTAGTTATCCTGATATTCGTAAGGTTATTAATACTTGTCAATTAAATTCAAACAAAGGTGTATTGAAGGTAGATGTTCAAAACCTATTAGAGAATGATTACAAACTTAAAGTAATTGATATCTTAAAATCTAACGATGATAAGAGAAACAAATATATGAAGTTGAGACAGGCTATTATTGATTCTAAAGCAAATGATTTTTCTGACCTATATACAATTTTGTATGATAAGGTGGATGAGTATGCTGGTGATAATACATCTGGAGTAATCTTACTATTGGGAGATGGTGTTGCTAAATCAGCAGTAGCAATTGATAAAGAAATTATAGCAGCATCAACATTAATTCAAATTTTAAATACAATATAATATGGCTAACATTTTAGGAGCAGGTGGACAACCAATCGGAGAAAGGGAAGAAGTAAAAATCGAATTAGAAAAAACCGAACCAATTGCATGTAAGAAATGTGGTGGTGAAATTTTCGTACAAGGTTTCGGATTCCGTAGAATTTCAAAGTTATTAACTGGAAAACCAAAAGATGAAACATTACCAGTAGAATTATTCCTTTGTGGAGATTGTGGTGAAGTTCTTAATGAATTATTACCAGCTGGATTAAAAGTAGAAGAAGCATAATTATGGCGAAAACATTATTTGACCACATTAATGCAATAACACAAGAAAAAAACCCAAAGTATTGGGATACATTAGAAGATGCTGATAAGAAAACATGGAGTAACTATATGATACTCCGTTTTCTTTCTATGAAGCCGGAGTGGATAGAATTGGTTGCAGATATACAACCATACATACAGGAAGCACCACCGAAAGCTATGTACCTTGCGTTGATTGGATTGATTCCAAAAACAAGAGCATTTTTAAAATATATGAAACCAGCATCAGCTGATAAGTATGAAAAGTGGGTAATCGAATTGGTGGCAAAAAAGTATGAAGTATCTTTAACTGAATCTGAAGATTATGTACATATTCTATACCAAACCACTTCAGGTAAGAATCATATTAAACAAATAGCTGAAGATTATGGTACTGACCCTAAACAAATTACTAAGTTAAAACTGAAAGTTTAATTTGGTAAACTCGGGTATTTTTCGTATCTTTATACAATAAAACAACATAATGGCTAAAGTATCATTTTCACAATATAGTATGTGGAGTTCATGTCCACAACAATACAAATTAAACTACATAGATAAATTGGGTGAGAGTTCTGGTAACATTCACACAATCTTCGGAACTGGGATGCACGAAACTATCCAACATTACCTTTCGGTTATGTATGGTGTTTCTAAAAAGCAAGCAGACGAAATTAATTTAGATAAACTTCTTTTAGAAAAAATGAAAGATGCTTTTACTAAAGAGAAAGAATCTCTTAGTGAAGGAGTACCTTGCACTCAAATAGAGTTGGAAGAATTTTATGGAGATGGTAGAAGAATATTAGCGTGGTTGACTAAGAACATGCAAAAGTTTTATTCAAAATCAGGCTATGAATTAGTTGGTATTGAAATTCCATTGAACGCTAAAATCAAAGAAGGTGTAAACTTCATTGGATTTATTGATATTGTATTAAGAGATATGGCTGAGAACTCAATTATCATTATTGACCTTAAGACATCAACAATGGGTTGGAATCAATATCAAAAGGCGGATAAGTTTAAAAACGCACAAATACTTCTTTATAAAAAATATTATTCAGAGTTATTCAATATTCCATTACAAAAGATTAGAGTAGAATATCAAATCATGCGTAGAAAACTTCCCGAAGATTCTGCCTTTCCAATTCCGTA